ATCATCAAGATTTGAAAATTTTTCTGCGAATGCTAAATTGACTTCTTTAAGCAATTTTTCTTTTTCTTCATCTAATCCCGCAAGTTTGTTGAATTTTTTTTCTATTCTCTTGTACATATCATCCCCATTGTTGCGCCATTGCATTTGCAATGCCTGGAAAAGTCTTGCTTCTTTCTTTTCCGGCCGTTGCTTTGTCATTCAAGAAGCTATCAGCATACCACTTTGGCTGGCGTTTAACTTCACCCGTTTTTTTGTTTTTAACTTCAACAAATTCACCCTTTCCAACCCATGTTTTTTTGTTGAACAAATCATCTTCCGGAAAGTGCTGCAAAAGCGGCAAACCTTTCAACCACAAGCAAGTTGCTTTTTGTGCCTCATCTCCAAAATAATATGGATGAACCGTTTGATCCGGTTCGCGCCATTCCGTTGCCATTATTCCAATTGGGTTTTCAATACAAACTTTTTCACATTCCAAGTTTGTGAACAATTTAAAAAAATCAATGCCTTCTTGCTGCCTACCATCGGCACGTTTCTTTTCAAAGTGCATTGCACCGGAAACCGCCAAATGTGTGCAAGGCGGGAATGCAATCACCATATCCCATTGATCATAAAGAACATCACGAACATCACCTTGATAATGATTGCCTTTTGATTCTGTTGGAAGTATGTCACAACTCATTGCATCATGCCCACGTTGCGTGAATGCGTCACGCACGATTCCGGAATATTCGCAAGCAACTAATATTTTCAAAATTCATTACCTTCAATATATGTTTCCGGATCCGTCAAAACGATTCCGCGTTGATTTTGCTCTATCCAATATGAATCAATGAATTCTTTCATTTGCTTCACCGTTGTATCCGTGGTTGATAACATTTTATTATGCAGTATCTCAAAATCAATGTTCACCCCCGCTTCTTTTACTTTGCAAAGTGCCGCATAATTTGTTTGATAAACAAGATTTTTTGCAGTATCACCGGCCATGAATATTGGATGCAAATGCCTACGCTTCAAGCCATAGTGAATTGAATGGTTGCCATCAAAGGATTGTTTTGCTATTTCGGCCACGTGTTTCCAATAAAGCTTGTTTTGCTTGATACTTCGCAAATCATCACCTTGTGTGATAACTACTTGAAAAGGCTTTTTTTCTGCCGGTTCAAGTTTGCGAATTTCACCGGTGCAAAAGTCAATCACTTGTGCCGTTCGCAATTCAAATATCTTTTTTTCAATTTTCATGGATCAGCCTTTTTAACATCCAAAATGTTTGTTGATACTCATAGGTTTTTTTTAAATCATCCAATTCATCAATTTTCAATTGAACAATTTCATCAATCTTTTTTTCAAAGTCTTCAATCAACTTTTGCATTTTCATCAATTTCCAGGGGTGTGAATGTCACTTCAACGGCTTGTTTGTTTGTTAGCCATTCATCAATGGTTGTAGTTGTTCCGGCTTTTTGCTGTCCTTTCCAATTCCAATAAGCGCGTTCAATGTCTTTTTTCAACAAGCCTTGTGTTTTGCTTATGAGCAAAAGCTTGATTGTTCCTATTTCTTGCAATGCATAAAATTTCATTATTTCATCCTTAACATTTTTTTGATTTTTTGAATTTCTTTCATTGATGTTTCACGTGAAGCCGGTTTTGGCAACGCTTTCTTGCGATTTGCTTCTTGCTGTATGAATTCACGGTGTCTTTGCTGTTCCGTTTTTTCAAGGCATAAAGCCTTGAATTCCGGCAACGTGGGAACAAACGGTGTTCCGCTGTCTGAAAGCCGTTTCAAGCCGGTTTTTATCTGTTCCGGTGTGACATTGGCCAATGAAGTTGCCCATACGTTGTTCGGATCTGGCTTTGCACCGTATGCATTCACCCATTTTGCGCCAAACATATCAGTGAGAAGAACCCACAACACCATGATTTCCTTCCGCGGCATTTTCTTGGTCAATGGCTTCTCGCACTTGTTCGCTTGCGGAAGTCCGTTTTGAAGTATTGTTTGCGGGGTTTTTGGGCTTGTGTTCATCGTTCCACCTTTCGCCATTCAAATATGTTGTTGGATGCAATTGGTCAAATCCAAATTGTTCATTGTTCAAGCGTTCTTGAATATCTCGAATCAAAAACATTGTGAATTCCTTTGCAGCTTCTTCCTTTGTCATTTGCGTGCCTTTGTGAGCTTCCTTTGCTAATTTGCAAAAAACCTTGCTTGCGTTCTTCTTGCCGGTTTTGTTTATGCCCGAACTCCAAAAATCATCAAACAAGTCTCCAATAAATTTTTCATAATCTTCTTTTGATTTACTTGGTTCTTGGTTCTTGGTTCTTGGTTTATGGTTGTCAACACCGGCACTTGTCTGTTCAAGTTCTGTTGATTCTTGTTCAACACCTGTTGAAGCTTGTTTGGAAGCACCGGATTGTGCGGCTTTCAAGGCTTTCTTCTTTGCCTTTACTTCCGCGCTTTTCTTCCCTGCCGCGCTTTTTGCCTGAATTTGACCGTGATATGTATCCACTTCTTGTTGGCATCGTGCGTGCTTGTAAACGTTATCAACAAGGAAAAAGAATTCCTTCAACACCTGTTCAACACTTGTTCTTTCCTCTTCACTTTGCGCCATCAACTTGCGGCACAACAAATCAAAATCGCCAATAATAGGTTCTTCGGTGTCGTGATACATATCAATAAGGTCACGATAAAACCACCTTTCAAGCTTGGTCAAATGCCTTGTTGCGCTATTAAAGTCACCTGGATGGAACGGATAATGCCGCATTATTTACCCCCTTTTGCCTTATTTTTCCGTTTCTGCAAAATTTCACGGATTTGAAATTCGCGCAATTCCGGTATTGGATCCGGCCATTGCGCGATTGCCGGTTGCTTTATTTTTAAAGCCTTGGCCAACTCTTGTTGTGTGCCAAAATGCTTGATTGCCTGTTCTTTTGTCATTCTTTTTCGTGCCATTGGTATTGCCCCTAGTTAAAAAACACGACAATATAGGCAAACTTATAATATTGCAAGGAATAAATTATAAGAAAAGTTATTGCAATATGAAATTGCTTGGTTTAGTATTTGCAGCATATTAAGAAAAACATCAATACTTGAGGAAGTGAAGATGCCAAGATTAAGCGAAGAACAACGTGATGCACTATATAATCAGAAAAAAGAATATTTTTTGCATCACCGGATTTTAGGTTGCGAAAAAGAGCTTTCACAATATGTTGAACTTGATGAAGAACAATGCAAGGAAATCATTGGAATTTGGTGTGCATTACCTGAAAAGCCAACAAATTCATTGGAAAGGAATTGCCAAGATTTTATTGATTCAATACTAACCATGGAAAACATTCAAGAAGCCGCGGATGATTATGCGGCCGAACAATTGATGTTTGCCTAATTTTCAACCATTACTTGAGGAAGTAAAAATGACAAACGAAAAAAAACACCACTATAGAAAAGTTCACAAAAGTGATCACCTTGGGGTTGCTGACTTGGAAGATTATCAAGAAGCCGGTCACAACCTTCAATTCACAATTAGCTATGTTCGTCAGGAAATAGGCGTGAAGATTGCCGGAAACAAATGTGACAAAAACGTTGCATATTTCAATGATGTCAATGGCCAAAAGGTTAAACCGTTAGCACTCAATGCAACCAATGCCAAGGTTTTGAAAAGCTTTGCTAATGGATCCCCCTTTGTTGAAGATTGGTCAAATATGCCGGTTCAACTATATATTGATGCGGGGGCAAAATTAATGGGTGAAGTTGTTGGCGGTGTTCGCATCCATCCAAAGCAACCGTCAATGCAAGCGCGAGTAATAACGCCAGAAAAAACAAAAATGTGGAACAATGCCAAAACCGCATTCAAGCGTGATGGTAATTTGAAAGCAGTTCTTTCAAGTGCGCAAATGAGCGAAGCACACCAAACACAATTGATTGATGAATGTAATGAAGAAAAAGGTGAAAGCTAAAATGATAAAATTCCACGATGTTGAACAAAACACGGATGAATGGCAATTGTTGCGGTGTGGTAGGCTTACAAGCTCCAACCTTGGCAAAGTAATGGCAAACTACGGCAAAGCCTTTGGTGATCCTGCAAAGAAGCTTGCCGTGAATATAGCCGTTCAACAACTAACCAGAAAAGTTAGTGAACAAAGCTATTCAAATGAACATATGGAACGCGGCCATGAGCAAGAACCACTTGCGCGAATGCAATATGAAGAAGATATGTTTTGCACCGTAACAAATGGCGGATTCTTTGAAAACGGTTGGATTGGATGTTCACCGGATGGTTTGGTTGGTGATGATGGCGCAATTGAAATCAAAAGCGTGATTGCAACAACGCATTTTGCCAATATAAAACGCATGAAGTGTGATCCGGCATATTTTTGGCAATGTCTTGGAAATATGAAGTTCACCGGAAGAAAATGGATTGATTTCATTTCATTTTGTGTTGAATTTCCGGAAGACAAACAATTGTTTTCATATAGAATGAAAGCGGAAAATTATTCAACCGAATTTGCGCAAATTGATATGCGCATTGCACAGTTTGAAAAGCTTGTTCAAGAATCGCGGGAACTAATTTCAAAAACTAATTACATCAACATTTGAGGAAATCAAAATGGCACGTGGAATCAATAAAGTCATTCTAGTTGGAAACCTTGGCAATGATCCGGAAACAAAGTTCATGCCAAGTGGCGGTGCGGTCACCAATATTTCCGTGGCAACGTCACGTTCTTG